TGCCAAAAGTTTGTGCGTCTAGTGCTTTGTTTAAAGTTCCCAGCAAGAAGATTGCTCCGGCGATAGCTGTGGTCATAGGCAAGAAGGCTGCCGCTGCTACAAGACCGACTGCAATAAGGACAGGCTCAAAATCTTCTAGCTTGCCAATTAATAGACCGACATTCTTTAGAGTGTCTGCAATACCTACTGCTAACTTATTAATGTTTTCTATTCCAGCAGTGCTGCCGCCCCCTGATAAAGCACTAATAGCATCAAACAAACCCTTACCAATAGTTTCTTTAGCATTGTTAGCTGCGATCGTGAGTTTGTCTAATTGACCAGCAAATGTTTCTGCTGCCGCTGTTGCTTGTCCTGCGAACAAAGTGGTTAGGCGTTGCTGGATTTCTTCAAATGATGACGAGCTAAGTTCAGCCCGTGTAAGTCCTACACCTAAACGACCAAGTGCTTGAGTCTGGCCTAAGTATGCCTTCTGGAGACTTTGTGAGACTTGAGTCACACTCTTACCTGTGCCGGCTGCAATATCTAATGCAAGTCCTAGCAATTCCTGAGACTTAGTAACATCTCCAGTGGCACGCAATAGGCGATCCATAGCCGGACGAAGCTCGTCATCGAGCACGCCTGTTTGTTGCTCTAAACGAGAAATGAAGCCATTGACTGTACCGATATTGCTTCCGTAAGCAAGATTAAGATTTTTTAATGTCTGACCTAATGAGGTTGCAGCCTTGTCATCTTCTGCGAATGCTTTGACAGAAGCTCGACCGAAGGCAAGGACTGCCGCTGTGCCGAACGTGCGAGTAAGGGTTTTGCCTAGATTCTGAGTGTTTTTGTTTAACTGAGAAACAGCAGTATCGGCTTTCTTGAAAGCAGGCTTGCCAGTAAATTGCGCGGCAATATCAATGACTACATTGCTCATGCTGACTCCCTCATGCTAGTTACTGTTGCACGCTTATTTAATTTATCTCTAGCAGTATCAATAGCCTTAAAGATTGCGACTAATTGCTTACCTTGATCTTGTTCCCATGCACGATAGAGAACGCGACCACGCATATCTTGACCCATTTTTCTTGAACCATAAAGAGCACCTTGCTGAACGAATACTGCGCCGCGCTTGTCAGTAGGTGTTCTTTTAGTTTTTTGATCGCCATCGTTATTTAAACGTCCAGCCTTTTCGTAGATCGCGCCTACTGCTGAACTGTTTTTAACTCTGAATAAAGATCTAAATCCTTTAGAGTTAGGCTTTCCATAACCAGTGCGATAGACGATACCTTTTTTAATAGTCGCTGCGTCATAACGTGGAAATGGACGTGCTCTGCCCGATGTATTAAATGCTTTAGGTTCATTTACAGCAACCTTATCCCAGTTAAATAAACCAGCTGGAGCTTGACTTGGTACAAATCCTCTAGCGGATCTTTGAATTATTTTGAGAGAAGTAGTGATCTCTTTAGTCAATTCTTTAGCAAGATCCGGAGCAAATTTGTTAAGAGCTTTACGGAGTTCAATAACGCCTTTTACTTCTGTGGGCATCTTTAATCTCCTTCGCTTCATCCTTTAGACCTTGTACTAGAGCATCTAGCATGGTCTTATCTAATTCCAATAAGTGCTGTGGCGCGATCCCTAACCTAATGCTTAGCCTAGCAATTAGGTAGGTGAACGGAAGATCGCGCTTTAAGCTAAAGGGTCTGAGTCAAGCACCTCAACACTTTTAAGTGTTTCGATAAACTCAATCCCAAAAGGCTTTACAGTTTCACCTGACCTGCGTGTAACTTCCCAAGCTAACCAATAGACATCCGTCTGTTTTTCTTCCTCACGAAAGCTACGATGAAACCCTTTTTTAGCATATAATTCGAAGCTGTATTCCACAGCAGGTGTGATTTCACCTTCGATAATGCTTCCATCTGTACGAGTGATCTTTAGTTTTGCCATGAGTTGCCCCTTTGTTAGTTAGTTAGATTATGACCAAGTACCTGTAGTTGCATAAGCAGTCTTGCTGTTGCAAGTAAATGTGATGTCAATCATAGCTTGATCAGCGACAGCACCATTGATATCTGTAAGGTTATCTACAAAAATCGTACCGCTGTACAAAACGTTCGTGGCTGATACTGCTGCTGATGAATCCTGAATTGCTTGGAAAGCAACTGTAGATCCGAAAGCTGACTGTAGAGTAGCAAGGACTGATCCTGCTGCTGTGTCGTTCAAGAATGTCACAGTAATTGTGTCTGCTGCCAATCCAGCCACAAATTTGTGAGCTGTATCACCCATTGCTGAAACCTCGATGGCGTCCACAGTGCGGTTCAATTGGAAAGCAGTTACATGGTCTGAAAGATTGACTGTAGCAATCTTAAAACCGACCTTATTGTTTAGAAAAATTGCCATTGATTATTCCTCGTCCTTCTTTGTAGTTACTGGTTTTGCTGCTGGTACTGCTGGAGTCTGACCAATCTTCTTCAAGAAGGCTAGATCCTCTGTTGTTAGTTCTGACATGTTAGCTCCAACTTGTTAGGATTGATAGAGAAATCTCGCAGCTGAGAAGGTCACCCGAAGCAGCATTGAGAACACTAGGTGCGCTGACTGCGCCGATATTGTAATTCAAATTTGATGCAGCAAGTTTCTGAAACACTCTGACTACGAAATCTTCAATGCCACTCAAATTTCCTTCATTATCGAATAATGGTGCAACCACCATAATTTTGAAGGACGCTAAAGGACTGACTGTAATGTGTGCATTATTGCTGGGAGTGATGTACGGATTATCCGGAGAAATAATTACAGAATTTGCAAGCACCACTGATGGTGGAAAGGCAAATGTTTGATAAAGAGAATTATCTACTAACGCATTTGCTAAAGTAGTTCGGAGTGTAGTTATCGATGCCATGATCAGCCGATCATACTCGAAGGGCTCAACGCGTGAGCTGTCAAACCACGCACCTTAGCGAGGAGTTGCGCGGACATCCTGTAAGGGCTGGGCTGGAAATCGACAGTGTTAGAACCATTCAGTGTTGAGGTTCTAGCTTGCCAAATTTCAACAGCGATCATCAATGCACTTTGCTGAATTGCTGTATCTGTTGAATAATCTGTTACTGATGCTGCGACAATTCCAAAAGGTTGGACTGCATGAATGTTTTGATCTGCTCCGGTAGCAGCATAAGAGAGTGTATTGTTATTAATTACAGTGATTGTCTTAGTGCCGTTATACGGGCTTCCGTTTTTTGTAATCGTTATGCTTTGTCCAACATAAAACATATCTGTAATGCTGGAATCAAAATAAAGAGTTGCCACATTTCCTGAAAGGCTTTGATGGGAATTATAGGCTTCGTTTTGCCATAGCATAGGCAGAAGAACTACATCCGTAGCATCGCATACTTCTTGAAGGGTCGCGTCTGGATACAGTGTGCCAACGCCTAAAGTGCTGCGTAATTCACTGACTGTGACGAGTGCCATCGCGTTTCCTTTCTAAAGACTCTGGGGAGTAGAGGGCTACTACTCCCCAGAGCGACTTAAAGTGTTGCTAATTAAGCAACTTGTACTGCACGGAATGCTGCTGGGTAGCGATTAACTACTGCAACGTATCCGTAGATACCGATTTCAAGTTGTCCGTTTGAGACAACATTCGTGCGGATTTGTAGCGTGCCGGATTCATGGAATCGCATTGCCATAGTTGGATAAACAAGACCAACCTTGATGTTAGATGTGCCGCCTGTGTAGTTTGGATCTACTACCAAGTTAAGACCAGCGATTGTGCCGTTAGTCGATCCCTGTGTAACCAAGCCATTAGCATTCATAGGTGCTGCAGCTGCGTATAGAGGACGTCCTGTTGAATCGACTTCACCTAGAAGACCAGCGAAATCTACGTTGTCGTTTCCACCTGATGTAGCAACCAATAGGTTGTTAGGTGTCTGACGCATTACGCCGTATGAATCTGCAATTGACTTAGCGATTGCCTTGTAAATTGTTGATGATGATGAATCAGATGATCCGTCTGCTGCGATCTTCGCTGCGTACTGATCTGTCTTCTGTGCATAGCTGGCAGCCAACTCGCGCAAATACAAATCAAGGAAAGATGGG